TGTGGCTGTGAACAAAGGACGCCCTATAAACAGGTTGTACCATTTTATGAGTTCCGGCCACGTTTTGGTTCGGAGCTGTGTTTCGGTGTTTGCGGTGACAACTCCCCTGGTGTTTTCGTGTGTTGATATTGCCCAGAGGATAAGCCATGCGACTAACGTACTTTTTCCTATCCCGTGTCCTGACGCCACGGCTTCTCTGACAACGTTGTCTTTGATTTTCACGCCGTCTCTTATGTCTTTCAGTATGTCTTTCTGCCATTCTTCGGGACCATTCATTTTTTCCAGCGGCCCCGGTTCTCCCCACGGAAAAGCAAAGTAGACAAATTTTAAGGGGTCGTGCGTGTAGTCGCCCAAGGCTTCGACAAGTTCAATGATTTCATTCATTTTTTATCACGCGCTCCCGCGCTGCTTTTAAAGCGTTTGTCATGCTGATTTCTCCTTTTACTTCGACTTCTCTTTTATCCCGCCAGTCTTCGGGTTTTCTATTTTTCAAGAAGAAGATGATTGCCAGTGTTTCCGGCGCCATCTGTTTTGTTGTTTTTTTTACTTTTTTCTTGCCTTCGTCGTCTATTTCTATGGTTGTTTCTTGGTATTCATAGCCCACTGCCCTTTTATAGAGTGCGTTTTCTACTTCTATGTCTACTATGTTTTTATTTTTTTTTAGGGCGTCTGCTATGTCCGAGAATCTTTTTTTCCACTCTGAAAGTGTGCTTCTGCGTATGCCCATGTTGTGGGCAATCTGTTCGTCAATCAATCCGTCTCTTGCCCAGGCTGCTATTTGCAAGAGTCCGTCTTCTGTCCGCCAATATTCAAATTTCCCTCTTGCCACAGCAGCCTCCTTTCATCAAAAAAGCACTCGCGATGAGTGCCGCCGGAAATGTAAAAACCGCCCTTTCGGACGGCTTTCGGTTTCTTTATGGTATTATTTCATACTTATTCGACTTTAATTTATCACCTTGGTGTGCGTGACCGCAAGTGACAGTTAGTGACACTTGTTAAGGTTCTTCTACTTCACTTACAAAAACATCAACTTCCGGAAGAATTACTTTTCCGTCATCATCGACGGCATAATCAATATCCGTATTGCTTCCATCCGCATACGACTGTGCATAATCTATTAAGTAATAGATGTCATCAACGATGTAAGCTTCAAGAGCTTCATTGTATTTCAATCTTCCGACATCGAAAAAATCATCCTCAAAGTCCATACCGCTATTTCCATCTACCATTCTAATTTCAACAACTTCTTTCCCATCATAAAATTTAGCCATTTTATTTTCCCCCTTTGCAATTTCTTAATTTTTTCAAAAGTGCTTTTACCTTTTCTCGTTCTTCATCTGTCATTGCCAGCGCTCTTTTCTTTGCTCCTTCCGGCAGTGTTTTTTTCGCCCCCGCGCCGTGGCGCTTACCGCCCCATGTGCTTTTTTTATTCTCTATCATTTTTTCAACTCCTTTTGGGTAATCTGATATCCGATTATTTTACAATCATAACAATCTCCGTCTTCGTCAATATCCCCCATAAGCATTGTGATTTTTTCATTTTTATATTTCCCGTCCAATCTTACCGCATTCAATAACTTCCGTCTCATTCTTGAAATATTCTTTTATTGTGAACTCTCCGGGTGTGAGAACAGCCATGTTCTTATTTTCGTATCCCAACCCAAACGCAAGTTCGTTATCTTCTAAAACTTCCAATAATTCTATGTCGTTGGAATTTTCCGGTTTTACAGCCCAAACCGCAACCGCACTCATTTTAATTATATTTTTCTTGTTGTGCGACGTTAATTTTTCGTAATCGTTCAAAAGTTCAGCTGCTGCATTTTCGAGCGTTCCGTTAAATATGTTATACGTTATTCCGTTTTTTAATTCCGTAATTTTCAAGACAATATATTCTTTCTTCATTTTTTATATCTCCTTTTTCATTGGATTGTCGCGTTTCCATTCGGCAATAAGTGCTCTGATTGACATGTCCCAGTTGTCAATCCAGAAAGAGGCTTTTGTCTGTCCAACGAACCAATCGTACCAGGCTTTTGCCCGCGGGTGCCCATTGCTCTTTTCCAGCGCTTCTTTCGCATCGGGCAGGTAGCCGTTTCTTATTTTTACCGCCCAGGCAATCTGCTTTTCAGATCCTTCGAGTTCCGGAAGCCCTGCTTCTTCTGCTTTTCTCATTTCTTCCGCGGCTTTTTCTTTTTTACATTCTTCGCATAATCCGTATCTTTCAAGCCATTCAATTCTTCTTTCTCTGTCCGCTGTTTTCCCGAACAACTGGATTGTTTCCGTGTGTCCGCAGCTCATTGTTACTTCGTACTTCATTTTGTTTTCCTCCTCTGTGGGTCTAAATAATCTGTAGGGCTTCTTGCCCTTTCTTGATTATAGTACATATTATTCATCTTGATTTGTCAATGCTTTTTTCAAGTGTTTTGCTATAACTGTTTTTTATACCATGCAATAGAAAAAGAGCACGGATTTCTCCATGCTCTTTTCCTATTTTCAGATTATTTAAACCCACAGAGGTTTCCCCCTGACGACTAAATCATAACATAACATTTTATTTATTTCAATAGCAGCGAGCTGGGAGTTACCGCCTTTGCTTTCCAACAATTAAATCTTACTCTTTTTGACTATGCCAATATATATTTACCAGTTCTGTGTATGCGTCGCCCAATCTTTTAAATCTGCTTTCTTTTTCGGTTCCGCAATTCTTGCATTTATATTTCACAATGTATTTTCCTACCCCTTTCTTTATTATCCTTATCGTTACACGATGTTTACAATATTCACACTTTATTTCCTCTTTTTTTATTGACCCATTCGTTGGTTCTTTTATAGCTCCCGGTGGTAATTTTGAAAATGAGTTCCCCATACACATCAGAAACTCACCTCTTTATGCCTTTGCGTTAATTCATCTAATGCCGATTTGTGTATTCTCATCATCGTCCGGTAGTATTTGAATCTATTCGTTACCTCGATTGTGTGCCATGCCCAATTTAGAAGGTACCGTTGTCGCATGATTGCGTGACGAACAGGATTTTTCAATTCGTCTATATATGTCTCTGCCTTTTTTAGCATTTTTTCGTACTTCTTTTTTTCACGCTCGTAGTTTTCTTTTGCCGTTTCGTAGTGTATAAGCACAGGCGGAACAGTTTGTACCGAACTTGACCCGCCGGAAACATGCTCCGCCGGTAAGGCGCCATTCATCTGTTCTTCGAGTTTTCTATATTCATTTTCCGCCAATTCCACCTTGACCGGCTGTACTTCTTTTAAATTATAGAAAAATTGTCTGATTGTCATGTTTCTCTCCTAATGAATTCTCTCAAATTCATAATCTTCAAAATCTTCAATGAAACCACCTAACATCGTATTATGCCATTTGTCATTATATTTTATAAACAGTTCTCCATAAGCAAATTTAAAAGTATAACATTTCCCATTTATACTCCTTCCTGCAAATTCCTCATTCTCTACTACTCCGATTCTCTTCATCAGCAATTCTACGATTTCTTCTCTTAGTGTTTTCATGCTTTCACCTGCTCCACATTTTCAACTAAAAATCCATAAGTTCTTAGATTATGCTTATCAAGCCAACTCTGAACAACTTTATTGATTTCTTTTTCAAGCTCTTCTCTTTGTTCTTCTGTGACATTTTCTAAAAAATCAAAGCAATATTCGTCATAAATAACATCTGCATTGCACACTACATCTTCAATAATGTTATCAATGTTTGCTGTTGGTTCTGGTCTTGAAAATAGCGCAACATAGAAGAACTTATCATTATCTATATATCCATCAAAAACTTCTGAATATTGACCGTTTTTTACATTCGTAAATTCCTTCCGTCCAGCTTCAATGGCCAATTCTTTTGTCGGGTATGTCATATATCCGTTATAATTTTCTCCATCCAGCGACACTACCCACTCTGCTTTTTCTTGTTTCATGCTTTTTCTCCTTTCCTCAATGCAGCGTTTTTCACAAACACCGTCCATCTTGTTTTCGCTCTTTTATCCCCGAAAATCGGCTTATACGGCGATAGTTTTATAACATCCGCAAACGGTATCTGTTCACAATTCCACTTGAAGACAAGTACTCCGTCATTTTTCAGAACGCGGAAACATTCTTTAAAAGCTCGTTCTATCCACGGCAGCCATTCGGACGGTAATTTTCCGTATTTTAGAATGATCCATCCCGTATCTCCGCCATTTTTTAAATGCGGCGGGTCAAATACTACCATGTCATATTCTTCATCGGGCATATCCATCTTTGTGACATCTCCGATAAAGTCAGGCTCTACACTGAATATCCGCCCGTCGCATAATTCCGTCTGCAGCTCCCGATTGTCCTGAAAATCCACGAAATCCAGATCCTTTTCATACCAAAACATTTTTCCGCCGCAGCAGGCGTCAAGAATTTTCATTTCTTTCTTGTCCTTTTGATTTCCAACGCTCCAGTGAGAATGCCTTCAATAAAGCTGCTGTTGGCTTTTACGTCACTTCCGCCTGTTTTTATCATCAGTCCTTTTTCTTCGTTGAGGTAGAAGTTTTTTATCTGTCTTTTTTCTTTCTTGAAATGAATCGTGAAGTGTTCTCCTACTTCTACATTCAAGAGTTCCGCTACTTTTTTTATGTAATTCATTCTCTCCCACCTTGTGTTAAATGCGTTTCACCTACGCAAGTCACGTTTTCTCCTTGTTTTATCAATTTATCTACTTTCTTTTTCAACGTTTCATTCTCTTTCTTGATCATAGTATTCTTGTCTAAAATCTGTTTCACAATAGATTTTATTTCAGTTGTTGATAATGTTCCGCCGGAAACAATCTTGATAATTTCTTCGTTCTGTATTTCTATTCTCATTTTTCATGATCCTTTCTGTAAATCCTCTTTTCTTCATCGCCCAGCCTCCGCGCCGCTTCGTCAAGTTTAAATCTTCAGCAGAGGGTTCCAAAGCGCCCGACGGATGATTGTGCGCAATGATAACTGTTGCAGCTCTGTCGGCAAGCGGATCGGCGAATACCTCACGCGGATGGACGAGCGTATGAGTCAACGTCCCGACGGAAACCACACGGATTGCCAAAATCTCATGCGCACCGTTCAACGATGCACAGATAAACTGTTCTTGTTTGCGCACAGAATAGTGCCGCAAGAAAGGGATAATATCACTGGGATGCCGGACTTTTTCGCCCCCTACACCGTAATACCGCCTACCCAACTCGAACGCCGCAAGGATAGTTGACAGCTTGGCATTCCCTATGCCATGAATATTTTTTAATGCCGCTTCGATACTTTCCGTTTTACGTGTATCGATATGTAAAACAATTTCTTCGGCAAGTTTTGTTACAGGTTTATTCGCAATACCGGTATGCAGAAGAACCGCGAGTAAATCGGTATCGCTTAACCGTTCCGCTCCATATGCCAAAAGACGTTCCCGTATATCAGGTTTTT